AGTAGTTTAACAAAGTTTATCATTTCCAGTATATGGTATCTATGTAGATGAGGGTAGTGAACGTAAGAAAGGTGGTATGCCTCCTGTTCAAGCAATTATTGATTGGATTAAACAAAAACGCATTAGTGTTCCTGCGGCAATGACCCCTGTACAATTTGCTTGGGCTGTAGCTAAGAACATTGAAAAGAAAGGACAACGATTTAAGAAACCTAAACCATTCATTCAAGTATCACTTAATGATGTGGTACAGAGAAATTTATCTAATATTGGTGAAGCAGTTGCACTTGATATAGATGAAAACATACAAACTAACTATTCAGAAATAGGATAAGATGGCCATTACAATAACACAAGAACCTACGTCACCTAATATAGCCAATAATAATTTGGTTTATACGTGTACTTCAACGCAAGTAACGCAACCACAATTCCAATTCGTGGTAGACATCAAAGACGAAAGTGGAACGCTTATACAGCGCGTAAAACAACAACCAAATCCATCATCTAAAGGTGTATTTGATTTTGGAAATATTATTCCTACACAATTAGGACCTACAGATACAATTTGGGATACAACAACAGTAGCTGCTAACACAGCTTGTAGTAATGATTTTAAAGTATATTTTGGTGAAGAATATGGTACATCTGTTTCTTCATCAGTTACATTATATGATGGAGCAGGTTCACCTGGAGCACCTGATGTAACAGGTAGTCTCTATTATACTATGGTTGACGGTGTTATTAATCCAGAAGATCTATTAAACTGGAACTGGAATAGTGGTTCAAAATATCAAGAGGAAGACCCATTAGATGATGTAACATTTACACATCAATTTGGTTTGACTAATTTTAATACTTCATCTGTTAGAGAAGACGATTACCATACTATTTCATTATTAAGAGGTAACTTAAATGGTGAAGCAAATTCATCTACATCTGCACAAGATGTTTATGCTGCTATCTACAGACAATATGATGCTACAGGTAGTTTATTATCAACAGATACAATATATGATACTACTACAGGATTAAGAACTACATCAACACAGGATTGGAGTGAAGTTTATACATCACAATCAGAGGCAACAAGATTAGTACATTGGCCTGCTGGTCCACAAAATATGGATGATGCTGGTATTACTTTAGATCCTAACTTAGCTTATTATACAGTAACATTTACAGCACAGGGTACTGATAGATTACCTAATGATGTTAGTATTTGGGGAGAATATAGATTCAACATTACAGATAGAAACTGTGGATACGATGGTATTAGATTTGCCTGGAAAAACGAGTACGGTGTTTGGGATTATTATAATTTTGGATTAGCAGAATCAACCCAATCAAACGTATCCAGACAAGAATATAAACAATCATTTGTTAATTTCTCTAGCACTGGTACTACTGTAACATATGATAAACAACGTAGAGGTAAGAATAACTACTATAATGATGTTCAAAAAATACGTACAGCGAATACTGATTATTTAACTCAAACAGAAGCAGATATTTTACGTGAACTATTCTTTAGTACAGATGTGTATGTTGCTAATGGAAGATATAGTGGTGAATTCTTCCCAGTAGTTATTTTAAATGCTTCTATAACAGAGAAAACAAATCCACGTTCACAGAAATTGTTCAGATACACAGTTGAGTACCAATATGCAAACGAAGTAAGACCTAGATTATAATGGCTACAATTTTAAGAGCAATAAATGATGAAGGAGTCAAGTATGATCTTGACTTAATGGAGGATGTACCATTTAGATTAGACATTTCCGCAATTGAATCAGGTGATATTGGTAAGGTATTTGGTATAAGCTCACAACAACTTACTTTACCTCCAACTAAAACCAATAATGATTTCTTTGGAAACTTGTATGATATAGGTTCTTCAGGCAATACATCATTTATTAAAACTGTACCTGCTCAGGTATTAGAGGATGGTATTGAAATATTTACAGGTAAGATTTATTTAGATAGTGTTGTTACTGATAATAGAGGTAACGATTTATATAATGTTGTAGTTGTAAATGAAACGGTAGATTTCAATTTTCTTATTAAGGACACCACATTTGCCGACTTAGATTTTTCATCGCTTAATCACGCGTATTCCTACGGAAATATCACATCATCTTGGGACCAAACACTTGAAGGTGGTGCTGTATTCTATCCATTAATTAATTATGGATTTGATGACGAAAACCCATTAGATACACAAATTAAGGGTGGTGGTGATCCTCGTTCATTTAGTAACTATAATTCACCTATTAGAGTAGATGATTTTAAACCAGCTATTCGTTTACGTGATTGTTTAGATGCTATTTTTGATAGTGTAAATTATTCATACACATCATCATTCTTTACTTCGGGAAACTATACCGACGATATTTACTTATTGGCAACCAAAGATGATAAGAAAGGTATTAGTGATGTTAATCCAGTATCTCAATCATTTAGAGCATATAATGCTCAAAACCAAGATTATCCAGCTCCTACAGTAAGTCAATTAGTAAACTTTACTACTGAATCTTATGATAATGCTGGTAACTATAATGGTACAAATACATTCACAGCAGGTGAAAATGGTACTTATCAATTCGAGATTAACTTAGTATATGAAATATTAGGTTATTCAGCTGTAGGTGATTCTAGATTTGTTGATGTTAAAATATTCAAAAACGGTTCACAATTTGATATCTACAACTTTGATTTAGAGGGTGTAGTACAAGGACAAATAAACGTAGTTACACAATATTACAATCTATCAGCTACAGATAATATACAAGTAAAAGTATCATTTACAAAATCGGGTGCTGGTGCTGAAACATTCCGCGTAGTAGGTTCGGGAAATACGCGATTTAAACTATTACAAGGCCCAACATCCATACTTGGCGGTACTGTAGATTTATCGTTGGTATACGGCGATATTTCTGTACCTGAATTTTTACAAGGTTTAATTGAAAAATTTAACTTAGTAATTGAGCCTGTCAAGAATGAAAGAAATGTACTTAAAATAGAGACATTCAATGATTGGGTAGATCAAGGTAATGTAAAAGATTGGACTGATAAAATTGACTATAATCAGAAATGGCAAATTTCTCACCCATTACAAGGTCAACCTAAAAACATTAAGTTCACAGATGTTGAAGATAACATCGCTATTACACAATACCATAAAAGAACTACAGGTAAAGTTTATGGTGTATATGATTATATTAGTGAAAGCGATTTAGCAAACGGTGAAAAAACAATTGGTAGATTATTTGCTCCTACACCTATGAAAGGTATCAATGGAGCACCAATGACAGTACTACCAGCATTAGCTGAACAAGATGATTCATCACAATCACTAAAACGTACAGCATTTGCACCTCGTTTATTGTTCCATAATGGTAGACAAGATGTATTAGGGACTGTAGGTAAAAATGCTATTGGTTTAACACAACAAAATAGATATTACTTCCAAGATGAAAATGGTGTAGTTCATACTGAAACAGACTATGGTTTAGCATCACACCTACAAGCTACTCCTGCTGTATTTGGTGAAACTAAAGATCTACATTTTGGTAATAACTGGTCTCCAGGTCACTATAACTATCACCAACCACAATTTAATGGTGTAACTAAGAATACAGCATTCTATGAATATTGGTCTTTCTACATTAATGAATTATACGATATAGATTCACGTAAAGTTGTTTGTAATGTATTCTTAGAACCAACAGAGATACCACAAATATCTTTAAATGATAAAATCTTTATTGATGGTCATTATTACAGAATTAATAAAATTAATGGTGCTAATATATCTAAAGAAGATAGTGTTGAAGTAGAATTAATCAAAACATTACCTCGTAAACTTAGATTCCCACGTAGACGTGTAGATGTTTTAGGTGATACACCTGTAGATATTACTGTTGATGATGCTGGGTTTGGAGAAAGTGGTAGAGTAGAATATAATGATTTTGAGACAGGTGCTATATACACTGGCTCAGCATTAACTCCAGCTGCTAAAAGAGATGGTTTCCAAGTATATGGAAATGAAGTAGTATGGGATACTCATAAACCTGTACAAGCTAAGTTTGTAGCTCAAACAAATGTTGGTCTAAACAGATTAGATGAATCAGCAGATATTATTGATGCTAGAGGTGATAATAACGTTGTACAAAATAATGTAACAACTGCTCGTATTGAAGGTAGCGATAATACTATCCAATCATATTCTAAATTTGTAACAATAACAGGTACAAATAATACCATTGGTAGTAACTTAGAAAGAGTACAAATCACAGGTAATGATAATAGCATTTCAGGTAATTCAAATGATTCAGCTATTATTGCTTCTGATAACTCTAGTATTGTTGACTCTAATAAAGCAGTTATCATTGGAGGACAAGGTACTGGAATAACAATTGAGGGATCTAATGAAGCAGTAATGGTTAACCCATTCAATATGTCACTTTCAGGTTCATCAAATCCTGTAACTGTTATTGGTGGTAATGGAGTTGATATTATTGGAGGTAACTATCAT